GGAATACACGGTATGGCCAAAGCCAACGTGTGGTCCTGCGACAGGGTGGTAAGTTCGTAGATAATACATCGCTTACTGCTCTAAAGCGAGGAGCAAGGGTCAACTCCCGCTAATGCTAGGGGGAAGGCAGGTTTGTGGTGGGCTTGCCTTCCCCACACTTTTTTGCTATAATTATAGAGTTCCCACTATAGGGTGTTGTCATTACGCACAAGTGCCTAAAGTGGACTCCTGAGTAAGAGTTAAAACTGCTCACTATAATTTTGAGGGGAGAAACAAATGAGACGAATTACATTAGGTATTAGTAAAGAAGAAAAGGTTGCCGTATCTATTGGCAGACTGCTCTCAGATTTCTCCCTTGACCTTGAAGCCATTGGAAAATATTTAGCAACCACTCAGCCCTATGTGATTTATGCGAGGGCATTGGAAGTATTAGAAGCAACAGAGTATAATAAAGAAGTAAGTGAATACAGAGAGATTGGGAAATACTATGCCGAACGACTTTTCTAATAAGATTTCTATCCTTGCAGAGTTGTGGATGAATTATAGAGATGATGACCAGTTAAAAGATTTTATAGAATATAATGATCTTGGTTTGCCAATGGCTTATTTCTTAATGAATGAATTGGTTTTGCCAACAAAGCAATCAGAGGTGTATGTTAATGAAACATATGATTTGTTAGTTGCTTCATTGGGTGCAGAGGATATAGGGTTTGAAAGCCTAGACGAACTACTTAATTCTATTCAAGAATAGCGCCTGCGGCGGGGCGGGTCCAAATCATATCAAATCGGACATATCGTACCAAACCATTTTCTCTAAAAGACATTACGAAGACCTAAATAATTTTCCAGATTCATGCCAAACCTTCATATCATAAAAACCTTCTATTGTCAAACCTTATATCTGCCAAACCTTCAAACCAGGATATAGGGTTTGTTATACTACTAGGGGTATTACGATCATATCTTTTTATCCCCCGCCTTAAAGCGTTTTAATTATCCTATTAGACATTACGAAGGGCCTCAAAAAATCCCAGGAAGTTTAGCGGGGGATCCAGAAACATACAACTTTTACCCCCTATAAGATATCAAACCTTTTCTCTGGTTTTTTAAATAAATACCAAACCTTTCTATTCTTTTTGCTAGATTTTCCTACATTTTTGCTACATTTTTGTACAAAATTTATAGGGGTTTTTCGCATACAAGGTTTGACAAATAGAAGGTTTGGGAGTATAATCCGCTATCGGGATATGAGGTTTGGAAGGTTTGAAGGTTTGTTAGATACTAGATGTAGTGGTTTGGCATTACGAACGCCCCATATATATGCGCTCTATCCCCCACTTCACTCCACTTTCCTCCATTCTAACCAAATCTAAAAAATATCAGTAAGATTTAATTATCCTATCAAACCTCATCAGATGGTATTTAAAAGCCTTCTAAGCCTATTTTGGGAGGGTATCAAACCACCATCCTGGATCCGATATTGTCCATATCAGGTTAATATGCTATGCTGGATACATGGGAATATTAGATAATCTAGAAGCATATCTGGACTTTGGACCAGACAAGATACCAGGATATAAACAAAATCCACCAGATTGGTGTGATGATTGTATCTCCAATCCAGGAGAAAAATGTCCTGATTGTGGCTGTACACATAATTGCTAAAAACAAGGTTTGGCATATAGGGTTATGTCTTATAGGGGTGGTAAGGTTCTTATTGACTTCCCCCGCAAAATTTGATATGATAGATATATGAATATAGAAGAAATGGTTTTAAAAATAGAAATAGCAGACCTATTAAACAAAGAATCCTACCGTGTCTGGGATAGCGCTAAGGTTGTTAAGAACCAGGACTACCATGATGGCTTGGTTAAGGGTTTGAAAATGGCTTCTATTTTTGTATCTAAATTATGACACACGACTGCACCTATGCCTTAGACCTTGATGGTTCTATAACTTGTAGCGTTTGTGGCGCAATGGATGATGACATGGACAATAGTATCTTTGAAACACAGATGGACTTTGAGTGATTAACATGGAAATCCCAGATCCATTTGCTAACTTTGTGGCTAGGAAAGAACGTAAGTCTAATGGGTTTATATATGATTGGTTTGCTGGAGAATGGTCTATGAACTGTGGGTGTTGTGGTGAATTGATTTGTGCCCCCACCAAAAAGACAATTATACAAACCAGACTTTACCATACTAGAAATGTGTGTTTAAATGGATACTAAATGTAATGAATGTAATATGTCAGAATTTGAAGAAGACTTTTACGAAACCCATCAATGGCTTCCAGGCAAATTGTGGTGCGTTAATAAAAAATGACAAGAGCACAAATGGAAGCAAAAATAGAATCATTAAAAACCGCTAAGGGTGGTTGGACTAAAGCATCCCTTGCTTCCCTTGGAGTTGCTTGGCCACCTCCTGCGGGATGGAAAAAACAACTTTTAGATAAAGCAGAGTGTAGCCATACTTGGTATATGAGAGAGCCAGGAATTCAATGTACAAAATGTTTAGTGGTTTGGAAAAACAATGAGGATAATAATCTGTCCTACCTGCAATAAAGAATGGGAACTCAGATGGGGTATCTTTGCTCACGATTCTTTATTTAGGCATATGAAGACTACTCACCGATAGTGCCCTTTAGGGCATAGGGAGGTTTGATAGTTCTATTTTCCGCCGAACTTAATGAATGCTATACTTAACAAATGGCCACAATTGTTGATATTGACGATACTCTTCTGCGAAACGGAACTCAACCTATCCGCCGAGTTATTGATTATGTCAATGCTTTGCCAGGATCATTAATTATCGTAACAGGCAGAAATGTTTCACAACGTAAAGAAACTGTGGCAGCGTTAAGAGCAGCAGGAGTTAAGTATTCTAGACTTATTATGAATCCAGGTTCTTCTGCAGATACCGCAAAATATAAATATGAGGTTGGTATGAAACTACGATCTCAAGTTAATTTAGCAATTGATAATAATGAAACCATGAGGGCAGCCTATTCTAGAGCAGGTATACCAACAAAAGATCCTGCCACACTTCCAGATATGAAAAAATTCTGGGCTATATAATTTTGACTTTATCGCCAAATCTTGATATACTAAATGTATGATAACTCTACTCGCTATTGCAATTACTTGGTATTTAACTAAAATATACTACACCAGATCTTTGTCTATCAATCCAGAACGTATTGAAGATGGGCTTGTAAAAGTGGTCTGCATTAAGTGTTCTAAAATATCTGTTGTATCGGAGGCAAATATAAGAACACCTTTTTACTGCACTATGTGCCACTAATATTTTATGCTTTGGTGGATATGGAAACGACACATTAAGTGTCGCATGGGCTTTCATTTTACATTGGGCAAAGAAGATAAAAAGTTTTGCCTTATATGTTCGGAAGAGATGTTCTAATAAATGTTTTTAAATTTACAATTACTTCTTTTTATGATACAATTTAAATATGTTTAAAAAAAATCCAATTCTAAAACAAGAATCTGCAGTTCCATTAGTAGATAAAAATTTAATTGTTCCAGCAAAATCATTGATCCCAGAATGGTATAAAAAAATACCAAAATGGAAAAATAATGAAATGTTTGATATACCAACAGGATTTGGACATACCATAAAGCAATGTGTACCATTTTTAGATGCCATGACTACTGGTTATTTAATAAAACTTCCATACGATCTTTATGTTAAACAAATTGATGGACAACCATATTTGACATGGATGCCAGATTTAAGAGATCCACCAAGCATTAGAGCAAATGTTTCTGATTTAAATGTAGTTCCATATAAACATGCTAATTGTGAATATGCTTGGAAGTTAAATGTATCATTTACAATTCCACAAGGATATAGCGCTTTGTTAACTCATCCACTAAATAGGCATGATTTACCATTTACTACACTTAGCGGTATTATTGATGGAGGGTTTGTCACACAAGCAGATGGAAATCTTCCATTTTATATTAAAAATGATTTTGAAGGAGTTATAAAACAAGGAACCCCAGTTGTACAATTAATACCATTTTTACAACAAAATTGGAATTCTGAAATTGAAGATGGTTTGGTTAAAAAAGGTAGGGAAAATAGGCATGAGCATAGAATATATGGATGGTACAAAGAAACTTTTTGGAAACAAAAAAAATATCAATAATTTGAATATTTTACAAGTAAGATATAGTTTTTATCTCCTCATTATATCTTTACATTCTGTCTTAAAATTGCTATACTAGATATATAAAAGGGGGCTAAATTGATTAATATATTATTTCTTATACCAGTATTTATTTTGGGATACGTTGCATGTTATTTTGTAATGACATATAAGGTTAACTAATGAAAGAACCTAAGATTATGAGCATGGACTGGAGAGGTCTTGGGTATTGGCCTGTCTGGAAAAATGGTAGGATAGTATGGGAAAAGGAAGATAAGTAATGCACACATATGAGTTTGTTTGTGATGGCTGTGGTACAAAGATTACTATGGAAATACATAAAGAATTAGACTATAATTTTCACTGCCCTTGCGGATTAAAAATGACTCTGGTATTTTATTTGAAAAGTCCAGATGTAAGAGCAGAGAACTAAAAAGATTGGGTGGAAAAAATGGAAAAAACATTAAGCATGCACATGAAAGAAATGCGAGAACAGATAGCCAAAGAGATTGAGGCTATTGAAATTAGAGATAGTATTGAAAACGCTGTTGGCATGAAATTGCTTGCTGCTAAAATTGCAAGAGGATAATCTTTAAGCAGCAGTAGCCAAGTTGGTCAAGGCACCGAACTCATAATTCGGCTATCGTAGGTTCAAGTCCTACCTGCTGTACTAGTGGTCTGTAACTCAATTGGTAGAGTGCCAAACTGTTAATTTGGAAGTTGCAGGATCGTGCCCTGCCAGACCAGCAAAGCCTCTGTAGTTCAGTGGATAGAACAATGGACTTCTAAGCCATGTGTCGCAAGTTCAATTCTTGCCAGGGGTACTATCTGGTATCATAGATGTATGTTTTGTAACTACTGTGGTGGCAGGTTAGTTAATGGTGATTGTAACAATTGTTTTAGCAATTCAAGTGCCCTGAGAGATTTTGAGGATGAAGATGACTAACTGGACAGAAGAACTTACAGAAAAACAAAAAGAACAGGTTTGGGACTTCATTGTTTTTACAGTAAAAGAAATTAGAGATCAAATTGCTGTAGATATTGAAGGCACTTCAAAACTTTGGAAGGCTAAAGGATTAAATAAATCTCGTAGAACTCAAAAAGCATTTGAGATATCTGCTGCCATAGCAAGAGGCCAGAATGAGGTTCAACTTGAAAAATCTTGAAGATGGAATAAAATCAATACTTCTTGATATTGGACAGGATTTAAAAGTTCATAAACTAGATACGGACAATTATATTATTGATATAGAATATGACAAGTATACGATTAGAGTTATGGAATTATTTAAAGAATATTTAGAAGATAATGGCTAATATAGTTTTTCTTGGTAACTTTGAGGTATCTTATAGTAGTGAGAATCATCATGCTAAGTCTTTAGAGTCTCTTGGACATACCGTTGAAAAATTGCAAGAAAAGAAAGCAACAAGCAAACAAATATTAAAAAAAGCATTGCAGTCAAACCTATTTATATGGGTTCACACACATAGATGGAATACACCAGGATCAATTCTAATGGATGAAGTACTAAGACAATTAAACTCTGCTGGTATTCCTACCATGACATACCATCTTGATTTATGGTTTGGAATTGAACGACAAAAAGATTTAGAGAATGATAACTTTTATAAAACAATTGGTCATTTCTTTACAGTTGATAAACTAATGGCTGATTGGTTTAATGAAAACACAAATGTAAAAGGACACTTTATTCCTGCTGGTGTTTATGATAAAGAATGTTATATACATTCTGATTACGATGTTAATAATTTTGAAAATGATGTAATATTTGTTGGCAGCAGAGGCTATCATCATGAACATAAATATCGTCCAGAACTAATAGACTTTTTAAGAAAAACATATGGTAAAAGATTTCTTCATGTTGGTGGAGATGGGGATACTGGAACTGTTCGTGGAGATGCTTTAAATCGTATCTACGCAAAAAGCAAAGTAGCGATAGGAGATAGTTTAAATATTAACTTTAACTATCCTTACTACACTAGTGATAGGCTATTTGAAAGTACTGGTCGTGGTGGCTTTACCATTTACCCTCGTATTAAAGGTCTTGAAGAGTATTTTGAAGATAATAAAGAGATTATATTTTATGAGCATGGAAACTTTGATGATTTAAAAACAAAAATAGATCAATATCTTTTTGATGGAGTATCAAGAGAAAACATAAGAGTAAATGGGCATGAAAGAACAAAGAAAGAACATACCTATGTACACAGATGGGATGCAATAATCAGAGAGTTGGGTATATAGTGAAAAGCATAGCAATTACTGGAGCAACTGGACTGCTTGGTTCTCATTTATCAAACCATTATCTTTCTTTGGGCTGGGATGTTTTTGTATTATTAAAGGATGAGCATAGCCGTACAGAACTTTCTAAAGATGTAAACAAGGTATATGGAAGTATTAATAATAAAATAGACATTGATTTCTTTATAGAAAAGTCAAGACCAGATTATTTTATTCATCTTGCAGCACAAACACAAGCATATGATTCAATCAAGTACCCATACAGTACTTTTTATACAAATGTAATTGGCACACTAAATGTTCTTGAATCATTAAGAGAGTATAAAAAATGTAAATCAATTATCGTTGCATCTAGCGATAAAGCCTATGGTGAATTAACTAAAGATGAATACTTTGAAGATCATATTTTAAATGGAGTTTATCCATATGATGCCTCTAAATCAATCACAGATATCATTTGTAACTCCTACAGAAATACTTACGATATGCCTGTTATAACTACTCGTGCATGCAACATTTATGGAACTGGTGATAACAATGTTCAACGATTGATCCCTGGAATTGTAAGGGCATATAAAAACGACGTATTATTTACCATAAGAAATGCTGGTAGAGATATTAGAGAGTATATAAATGTTAAAGATGTTGTGTCAGCATACTCCAACATACTTACATACGGAGAAACAATTAATAACATTCCATCATTTAATATATCTTCTGGCGAAAGATATTCAACTCTTGAAGTATTTAACATTGTGCAAGACGTAATTGGTAAAAAAGTTAGACATGAGATAGTTGCAAGTGATGGATTTGAAATTAAAAAACAATTTATGAATTCATCCTTACTACAAGAAAAAACTGGGTGGAAGTCAGAACATACTATGAAAGATACAATGAAAGAAATAGTTGATTTTTACATGGAGAACAAATGAATATAAACTTTGGATGTGGAAGCATTCAGCCACCTGATTGGATTAATATAGATCTTGATCCAGAATATAAAACAGAACATAAAAACTTACATCTCATTACAGATGCATCAGCAGACATAATTGTTTCCCATGCAACAATTTGTTCAATACGGTATCATGAAATTAAAGCAACTTTATTAGAATTTTATAGAGTTTTAAAACCTAATGGAATACTTAGAATTAGTCTGCCAGATATTATTTCTGGATTTGATGCATATAAAAATAACAACATGAACTTTTTTCCTAACTCTGAGCATAATTTAGATAGACGTTTTTCTTCTTGGTTAACTTGGTATTCAACATCAGTATCATTATTAACTGAAAAAGCATTAGAATATAAACTAAGTGATAGTGGATTTAAAAATATAACAAAAACACAATACAAACAAACCACATTTTCAAATAATAAATCTTATGAACTTGATACAAGAGAACATGAATTTTATTTTATTGAGGCAACCAAATGACAGGAATGATTAAGGCAACACTTAATGGTGAATTTGAAATGTTTCTTCCAAAGCATCGTGCAGACAGACCAGATTGGTATGAACCTGATGGATGGGAAAAACCTAGACTAAAATCAATGCATAATAATATTACCAATGGCGATGTTGTTTATTATGTTGGTGCAGAAGAAGGAGAGTTTCCAGCACTTTGTCAAATGTGGGGAGCAGAAGTAGTTTTATTTGAACCAAACCCCAAAGTATGGTCACATTTTCCTGCAACTTGGACTGCAAATAATTTAGAACTTCCATTAGTTTGTATTCCTGGATTTGCTTCTGATAAAATAAACAGCCTTGCACGTATTTATTATAATGAATGGCCACCAGAAGTTGATAATGAACTTATAGCAGCACATGGATTTAAAGAGTTATATCTTGAAGGTGATTCATATGGTCAAATTACTATAGATTCATGTGTATATGATCACGGGATTAAACCACCTACCGCAATTTCTTTAGATGTAGAAGGTAGTGAATGGCGAGTCTTAGGAGGGGCTGAGAAGGTTCTTAAAGAGTATAAGCCTAAGATATGGCTATCTGGACATCCTGAATTTATGTTGCAACAATGGAATGAATCTTTATATAATCTTAGACAATGGATAAAAGAATTGGGTTACAAAGAAGTATTACTTGACTATCAACATGAGGTTCATTTATTTTATGAATAGTCTTATTTTTTCTCCACACACAGACGATGCAATTTTTTCTTTAGGCGATCATATCATTGATAATGATCATAATTTTACTATTGCATCCGCATTTGCTGGGATACCAACAGATGATGTTGGATATAAAAAACACACTACGTTGAGACAGGAACATTCTGAAGCCTGTTCTATGATTAATGCTAAAGTTATTAATGGAGACTTATTAGATGATGTTTATGGAAAACAGAATGAAGATGATTTAACTAATTGGATAAAAAATACTATAATAAATTTTGACAATGTATATATTCCATTGGGAATTCATCATCCAGATCATGTTTTTTTATCAGATATTTTATTCAATTTAATGAAAGATTTTAATAAAACATATTTTGTTTATGCTGAGTTACCATATAGATTATTATATCCAGAATTACATAGAACAAGATTAAGAATCTTTGAATCAAACCATATTTTAGAAAATGTTAGTATTAACTTTACACAACATAAAATTAATGCAATAAAAAAATATAACTCACAGATAACATACGCACAAAATCCATCATACATAGATGAAGATTTAATTGGTAAACTTGTTGTAGAAGAAAAACTTTGGAGAGTAGTAAATTGATAAATGCATACTTATACTCTTTTAATGAAGAGGATTGTGCTGCTGATAAATGGGATTATGGTCTTCTCAAAGAAGTTTTTGATAAATATAATATAGATCAAATAAAAGTAACTTCTATTCCTAAAGTTGATCGTGGATTTGTTGTTGTTCCTGGACCACAAAATCTTGGATACGAAGATAATGTTAACAAAGAAATACAAAACCTTTCTAGACTTGTGTTATTTATTACGGGGGATGAAGAAAGCAGATTTGATATAAGTAAGATTAACCATCCTAATGCTGAAATATGGGTTCAATATTTTAATGAAAGCAATAAACAATATAATAAATTGCCTATTGGAGTCCCCCAACATTTAAAACAATTTATTCCAGATTATCCTATTAAGAATTATGATTTATATTTTGGTGGTCAAATAACTCATTCAAGAAGAAAACAGTTGGCAAAGGCTATAGAGACAATGCCAAATACCCTTTATAAGCCTACAGCAGGCTTTGCACAGGGCGATCAGGCAATAGACTACTACCGCAACCTTGCTAGTGCTAGGATTGCTCCAGCACCATCTGGGGCAGTTACAATAGATTCCTTTAGATTTTTTGAGGCTATAGAAATGTTATGTTTACCAATAGGAGATAGTGTTGATTCAAAAAATAGGAATATTGATTTTTATAATATTTTGTTTGAAGGAAATATACCAGTTAATTTTGTTTCTAATTGGGCTGATTTACGTTTTTTGGTTCCTGAACTATTAAATCAATACCCTCACAATATGCATAAGGTGGTATGCTGGTGGATAAAGTATAAGCGAGATCTTGGAATAAAACTAATGAGGCAAATTAATGAATAAAAATGATGTAACAATTATTTTAGCAACATCTGTTTTACCAAGTCACCCAGACACAAAAATTATTGATGAAACTATTAAATCTATTAGGTTTCATTTTCCAAAAAATGAAATCATAATGCAAATTGATGGATTACGAAGAGAACAAATGGATCGTGAAATAGATTACAATGAATATAAAAATAAAATTCTTTGGAAATGTATGCATGAATATCAGAACATACTTCCAATAATATTTGATAAGCATAGTCATCAAAGCACAATGATGCGTAAGACTATTGATGATATTCAAACATCTGTTTTGCTTTATGTTGAAGGTGATGCCCCACTAACTACAGATGTAGAGATTGATTGGCAAAAATGTTTTGATATGCTTGGATATGAAAAAGCAAATACAATTCGTTTTCACCATGAATCTTTTATACCAGAGCCACACAATCATTTAATGTTTGGCTTTGATGATTGTTTTATTAGAACGTCTCAGTGGAGTCAAAGACCACACCTTAGCAAGGTTTCATATTATAGAGAAGTAATACTTCCACCACTTGAAGATAAAGTATTTATTGAAGATACAACTCATGGAAGAATTCAAGATGAAATTTCTCCATATAATAATTTTAACAAAGAGGGTTGGGATAAACATAAATTATGGATATACCATCCAGAAGGAAACATTAAAAGATCTTATCATTTAGATGGTCGTGAAAATGGAAGAAAGTTTACATCAGATGATGATGTTTGGTTTAATAAAAAATGAGACTAGGAATTATTGCTAGATCAGATAACACTGGACTTGGAAATCAAACAAAAGAACTTGTTGATATGCTAAAGCCAGATAAAATATTACTAATAGATTCAACACCATTTAATAAAAATAAACAGCACCCAGAATGGTACAGCGAATATAACTGTATTAGATCAACTGGATTTCCAACCTTACAACAAATAAAACTATTTCTTGCTGATATTGATGTTGTTATTAGTTGTGAAACATTTTATGATCAAAACTTTATAAAATATGCAAAAAAATATGGTGTAAAAACTATACTTCAATACAATTATGAACTTTTTGCAAATCTAGCAGCACCAAACCTTGCACTACCAGATGTTCTTTTATCTCCAAGCGTTTGGCATATTGATCATGTTAAAAAACTTTTTCGCAACCAAACTAAAGTTATACATTTGCCACCACCAACCAATTCTTTAACTTTTTCTAACGCTAAAGAAATAAACATGTCAAAATCGCATAGCAGACTTTTGCATATTGCTGGTAAAAAAGCAGCAAAAGATAGAAATGGAACTAATAGTGTTCTTGAAATGCTTAAATATTCTAAAGCAGATTATGAATTAGTTATTAGAAGCCAGAGTGAAATAGAAACAAATATTAAAGATTCAAGGCTTACGATAGAGATAGACAACATAAAGGATAGAGAAGATATGTATAGTGGATTTGATGCTATGGTTCTTCCTAGACGATATGCTGGTCTTTGTTTACCTATGAATGAGGCTCTTATGAGTGCCCTGCCAGTTTTTATGACTGACATATCTCCTAATAACGCAATCCTGCCAAAAGAATGGTTAGTTAAATCTCATTCTTTGGGTACTTTTAGAACAAAGGCTAGAATTGAATTATTTGAAGCAGATATAAAAACTTTTGCAATGACTATTGATGATTACTTTATTAATCAAGATAAGAATATAAATAAACAAAATGCATTTAATATAGGATATACAAACTTTGCACCAGAAAATTTAAACAATAGTTATTTAGATATTATTTCTCATATTTAGTTTTTTTAATAAATTTTTCTTTAAGTATATTATTTAATATTATATCAAATGAATTATCAGCACTTGATAAATACACATGTTCATCTTTATTTATGTTATATGATTTTAAAACTAATGGACCTTTGCTGTAAACCTTTACATCTTCCATTTGCTCTCCACCTACAGCAAATACATTTCCGTATATAGATCTCCACAAAAATGAATCATTGTCTTCAAGCGTTTGCTTTAATTTTTTCTTTTCCATAACCATAGGTATATGTAGTTCATAGTCAAGTGGATTTTCAATGCCAAGTGATTTAATTTTTTTATATGTAGATGCAAGTTTTCTAGTATAGTTTGAGTTTGAATTTATTTTTTGATATAAATTTATTTTATCTAAAAGCAAACCACCGTGATATGTTTTAATTGAATTAATATTTTTTATAATATAAAAGTCATCATTCATTAATATAAATTTTTCAGATATTTCGTTTGAGTTGCATATTGCACGAAGGTTTTGAATTGCATTCCTATACTTTGTTAATACTTGTCTAACATTTATATAGTTTCCAGCATACCAACTTGGCTTACCACCAACAATCCATATTTTTGAGTCTGGAAAACTTTCAACAACAGATCTAATTGAATACCTTAGTTCTTCATTGACTCCATCTTTACATATATAAACAAAATCCATGTTTCCTCATTATAAAAATTAAGAAAGGCGAACTTATTTTAAGTAAATTCGCCCTTCCTAATTAACTAACTACTTCTTTTTAGCAGCAGCCTTTTTCTTTTTTGGTGCACTCTTAACAGGCACAATTTTACCAAGAGCATCTGAAATTGCTCCTGTATCTGGCAATACGCCAAAAGCCTTGTCATTAGGATTAAGTGCTCTCAATGCAACGGGTGCAAGGGCAGCAACTAATGCAGCCCAAAGATCTTTAGGATCTGTTACGCCAGCCATATAAAGTGCAATGACTGATCCAAGAACAGATCGTCCGTATGATGCAAGCATTGCCTTTGTTTTATCGTTTAGTATGTTATTCATTATTCCTCCTAGGATATAATTCGTGTTATCGTTGTGAAGCCAATCCATAAACCAATAATTCCTGCGACTCCCGCAAAAACTGGTGGTGCTGGAACTGGCAATTTGAGTGCTGCGAACACGACACCGCACCCAAAACCTGTTAATATAGAAAAAAATATTTCTTTCATTTTTTAATCCTTTGTTATATTTTCTGGAAGTAATTCCATAAGTTTTTTTGAGTAATGATTAAGACCTTGATTTTTTAATTCTTCTGAAACTTCTTTAATTGTTTTTTGAGATGTTTCAATATATTCAAATGCCCAATCTCTTGAGTCAGATAAGAATTTTATAAAGTTTTCCTTATGTACTACATCGTCAGACTGAGTGTCAATGTTTTTATTTTGAAGAATAATCTCTTTTAATCCTTCATTTTCAAGGAACAGTTTTGTAATAGCAAGATTACATTTTTTTAATTTATCAAATAAAGATAAATATGCAATTGCAAAAGATATTGACATTGTTGCAAAAAACATTAAAATACCAGTTCTCATACTATCTATTGTACTCTATTCTGTAAGGTATTAAAAATCATCTTCTTCAATATTAAATAAATCTAGTTCAGATAGTCTGCTCATTCTTGAAGCAAAAAACAAAGAAAATGCAATAATGCTTGAAATTATTGCTAATATTAATATTGTTATCTTTTTTTTCATTTTTCTATTGTTCCTCCACATCTTAAACATCCCATATAGGTTTTACCAGTAAATGGACAGGATCCAGCATCAAACAAGTTATGTTTTTTAATCTTACAAATAAGTAACTTAATCATTATAATATCTCTCCTTTAAATACTCATACATTGTTGGTGACTCTTTTGCAATTTTTTCCCATTCGTTTTTCCTATAATCAGATATTGTAAAATAATCTTTCATTGTTTCTGAATAATCAACATTATAAGAAATTTCTCCAATTCGTGAAAAAACATTATCTAATATAAAATAGTTCATTCCAGTTGCGATACATGTCATTGCAAGATTATATCCAGTACCGCCAACAGTATCATGTGTTCTAGTTTTCATTTCATATAACGCAAACAAGTTTGAAGAAAGTTCTTTCTTTTTATCTATATTATCAAAAGAGTACACCCTTTCACTATTTGATTTCCAATATTCAGAATCATCTCTTATGCTTAAGCAATAATGAACTATTATAAAGTCAACAAAAGAGTCATAGATTCTTTTATTAACTTCGTTGTAGTTGTGTATATTCCACGATGTAATTTTTTCCTGTTTTAATACACTTACAAGATTAAATAAAAACTCATGAACAGTAAATAAACCATTTGACTCTAATGGTTCAATAAAACCAGCAGACAAACCTATTGCTGCAACATTTTTAACCCAAGTTCTTTTATGTATGCCAACACGCATTTTTAAATTATTAAAATTTAAATTATTTATTTCTTTTTTTGATATCTTGTTTGTTGAATCTTTACTTAATAGATATTCTTTAAATTCTTTAAGTGCATCTTCATCACTTGTAAATTTATCACTATAAACATATCCAGTACCTATACGAGAATACAAAGGAGTGTGCCAAACCCATCCATTTTTTAACGCAGTGCAAGTTGTAACAGTAAGCATTTCTTTATTTTTATCCTTATATTGAATTTGCACAGCCCATGCACTATTATTTGGTAGTTTATTTGTATAATCTATGAACTCTTCATTTAATGATTTTCCAAGCAACAAACTATTAAATCCAGTGCAATCAATATATAAATCTGCTGTTATTTTTTTCCCATTATCTAATAATAAATATTTAATTCCATCATCATCTGTTTCTACATGAATAACTTCTGCAAGTATATTTTTTACACCACGGACTTTTGCATATTTTTCTTTTAGCCATAATGCAAATTTTTGTGCATCAAAATTTAATGCTGTGTTAATTCTTGGATCAAAAGCAGGCAACTGACCATCTTTATTATCACAAAAAGTATTATTTTCAATAAGATGTGCTACTGGGAAGTATGTTTGTGCAAAGTCAGTAACTGGAACTGAGTCATCTTTGTATTTTTTAATTAACCAATCTTGCATACCCCATTTAGTTTCTTCAAGGTATGGCCTGCCAAATGGATACAAAAATGATGTATTATCTTTTTTATAAAAATTTTTAAATCTAAGTCCTAGTTTTATTGACGCATCTGTAAATTTAATAAAATCGTTTTTATCTATTCCCAAGTATTCAAAATAATAATTAATTCCATCAAAAGTGCTTTCTCCAACACCAATTGTTGGTATATTTGGACTCTCAATAAGTTTTATATTTTTATTTGGAAAGTCTTTAATTAAAATTGATGCTGTCATCCATCCAGCAGATCCGCCACCAACAATTACAATATCGTTAATTATTTTTGACATTATTTTATTGCCTCTCTAGTTACTAAAATAACTGCTCCACAATCTTCTAAAGCCTTTTTTAATTTTACCACATACTGCAAGGCTGATATTTTATCATCATGCCCCATATATAAAAACTTTTTTTCATCCAATTTTATTGTAAGAAAATATTCATTGTCAATAACTTCTACACTAAAATTTTTAGGTGCATTTATAGAATGAAATGCTTTTCTCATGTTATCTGTATACATTATTCATTCCAATACATATAGTCACTACAAATGCCAGCAGGTAAAACATTAAAATCTTTAACATTTGGCTTATCTAAGTGTACCAAAATTGACTGAGAAGATACTTCTTTTTCTGGGTAAGTCCAAATATATTTTGTATTTGTTAACGTATAGTCATCATTATTATGATAAAAATAATTAACATCTTCAAATTTTGATAAAAATGTTAGTGCTTCTAGGTTTTTACAATGAAACCATCCACGATTTCCAATTTGATTAATAAAAGGTTTATCAATTTGTGTTTTTGGTCTGTCATGACCCAAATATATTAAATTATTAACAACCCATATATCAATTTCAACATCAAATCCTTCTTGCAATGCAAACAAAATTGATTCAATTGTATTTTCATTTTTTGGATCTGGACCATTAAGATTACCTCTATGTGAAATTTTTTTCATTACAATGTTCTTTCTATAACTACTTTATCATTTGTAATATTAGGAGATTTTATGCAAATTATTTCACAGTCTTCTAAAAACTCTGGATCAGCAATTTCTAATTGCTCTAAAACAAAAACATCTCCAGACATTAAAGTTTTTCCTTGTATTGTCATCTTGCCACGAACAAGCAAATTAATTTCATCTAAATGCTCGTGATAATGCCAATCCCATTTTTCATTTTTTTTATGTATTTTATAAGATACTTCAAAGCCATTTGTTTTATATGCAGCAGGTTCAAAATTTCCAATAAACCAGCCACCAATATAATCTTCAATTCTTGTTATTTTCATAAACCATAAGTCTTCCAGTTAATATTTTTAAATCCACTATCAGTTAATAAATTAATTGCAACTGCACGATCATTATCTAACTCTTTTAGTTTATCATTTAAAAGAACTCTTGTCCCACTGGTAATCCCCATTAATAAATAGTCCCAACAAAATCCAAGTTCTGTTAATTGTTTTTCTGTAATATATCTTGCAGATTCTTTTCTTGCTGTTGTTAAAATAATTTTATACCCTAAAGTATCCCACTCATTAAACTTATCAATAGTTCCAGGAAGTTCTAAAGCATCTTCTTTTCCTATATGACTAAACTTGTGTGCATGTTTTAATATTGTTCCATCAATATCGCAAAATATTGTTTTTGGTTTTTTTGTATAATATTCTTTAATTTTAGCAACATATATATCAAGATCCTCTGGAGTACCTAAAGAGATATATGAATTTTGCGGAGCATAAAACGGAACAATAGTTTTACCGATATCTATTAGGTATTGATAGGTAGTTGATATATAACTTTCAGTATTACTAAATAAATTATTAATTAAATTTTCAGCACTAGAAACAAAATCTTTTCCATGCTTCCAATAATGCAGACCAACTAAAGCGTCATCACTTATTACTTCCTTTTCTTTAATTTTAGTAATTTTATTATCATTAATAATTACATAACTATGTTTTATGTTGTTTGATTTATGTAGTACAACGCAACCATCGCCATCAGTATTTTCTATAAAATTAGAAAAGTTATTTAAATCCCAATCAAAAATTTGATCACAATTTGTTATTATTAGCCCTTCTTCATTATTGATTAATTCTTTTGCATAAAGGCATGTTTCTGCAGGACCAGATGTTAAAAAATTAATTTTAATTTCAATACTATTTGGTTTTATCTTTTTTAATAAAGCGCTTAAATCTTGGTTATATTTTTTATCTTCATACTCTTTTGTAATAAAGATATAGTTTGCATCAATATTTATTGATGAAAGAGAATGCTCAATAAGAGTTTTATTATTTACTTTTATAAGTGGTTTCGGCATATCAATGCCAACTTTAGAAAATCTTGTTCCAAGACCAGCAATAGGAATAACAATGTTCATTGTTTTAATCCTAAACTATTTAATTTATGAACTACATTGTCTGCATCATTATTAATATTTGGAATACCTAGATATGTTTGATTTTTTAAAAAAGTAAGTAGATTATAAAAATAGTGTAATTGTTTTGTGTTTTTTTCAAGTATCTTTTTATCTGCTGATGTGATGTCTAAGGTATTTGGTGTCATAATTTCTAAAACTAAAGTATTTTCTTGCATGAATATAGCGTTAGTTAATCCTGCACCACTTACAGATGCTAGTGTTTTAACGCTATAAAAATAATCAATTTGTTCTTTAAAACTTTTAAAATCTTCTGAATAAATAGTTTCAAATCCAAGATCATTAAAACATTTTTCTACTTTATTATTATTGCTAATTCCCCTATTATCTTTTCTGGATAGGTAAACATTTTTATATGGTTTTACACTTAAATCATTTATGCTATTTTTATAAAAATTAAAAACTGTTTCAGGGATATTAATCTTGCCATTGGGAAAAGACTTAACAGCAAAAAAATTATTTGCATGTATAACTGTATCCTTATTGCAGTTAATCAATTCATAGTCAATGTTATTATTTTTTAAAAAATCAATAAAAAAATTATAAAATGAACAATTTTGGTAGTCAGCAATTTGTGAAATATCAAGAACAAAAATACAATCTTTTATTGTTTCATAATATCCAAATAATATACCTAAAGAATCATTATGAAAATGATAGTAGTTTGGGTCTAATGAAATAAATATTTTTTTTCTTGGAGATACAAACTTTAAAAAATTTTCAGTTATTGTAATTGTATTGCTAAGATTTGGAGATAAAAGTGGAATTGATAAATTATTAATAGTAATTTGATGAATATCAGAATAAAACTGAATATCTGATATTTTTTTTGAATCTTTTAGAATTGTGTATATCATTTTTCTTCCATTGTTAAAGAGGTCCAGATATCTGACCAGTCTTTTTTAGTTTTATGTTTGTTAAATTCTCTTGAAATTTCTCCAGTTTCAAGATAAACTCCACCCCAAACACCCCACTCTTTGCCAGAAACGCCATTTGCAAAGCATGTTTTTCTAACTGGACATTGCTTGCAAAGCGCATCAACGTTAGGTCTAATGCTTTCATTATCTTCATATTTATCAAAATATAAATTTGTTTCAAGACCTAAACAAGCAGCCTGATCTTTCCATAAGTGCTGCTTCAAGTTTACTCCCTATACTTATTTGGAATATCCCAACCATTACGACCTGGCTTGTATATTTTATGTAAGTACCACTTATCTTTTACCCTAATTCCATTAACAGATGTTTTTGCCATATCTGATTCTTTTAAATCAATAACATCCCAGCCATCCCAAATAAGATTATTATTTTTGTTTATAATTTTATCCATTGTATTTAAACTTCTAATAATCATATGCTCTCCTAATACCTAAAAATTCCAACTTCAATATTTTTTGATTCAGCACTAGAAACTAATCTAGATTTTGATTCATTTGGTTTGCTTAAAAAAACAAAATAATTTATCTGATTCATGTTTGTATCAAGCCATGAAGGAGCAGTATTATAAAACTTAATTTTTTTACCCCTAGCCTTCATACCACGTTCAGATAAATTAGAAAATTCAGAAACAAAGTTATTAACTCTTGCTGGACCAACTGAATAAATTATAAATTCTTTATCATCTTGTTTCATTCCAGACATGGCAACACTCATAGCACGTAAAAAAACAGTATAGTCGTTAAATTCCGCTGTTCCCTGCACTGCCACTATCATTTGATTCCATCCCTTTTCTTAAATCATCTAATATTGATAACATCTTACTTAAATCTTTTTTTGACAAATTTTGAATATCTAATGGTTCTACAGTGCTTTCATCTACCCTTCCATTGATAGCGTTAGCAGTATAAAACACATTATTTAATATCCAATATGCTTTACCTTCAGTTATTACAACTTTTAACATATTTTTTTGAACATGTTTTTGAGACTGCGTTATAACTTTTGGTTTATCAAACATTTCTTTTGGAATAACATCTTTAACCATTTCATAGATATTGCTTTGTCTATATCTAATCTTTGATAAAAACCTTCCTCTTTTTTTGTTTGATATTTTAATTATAGACCATGACACAACGAATGTCAAGCCTACAACTAATAGGTATTCCATATTTATTTTTACTTAGACTTTTTTGCTGGCTCTTGTGTTGAATTTAAAATAACAGAGTTAAGTTTATTATACTTAAGTTGTAATTTTAATAACTCAAGTTCAGTATCTGAAGCCTTTTGCTTATAAAAAGTTGTTAACTGAATGAGTTCTTCTTTACTTAGATCTTCCATATCCCCCTACTTTCTTAGATCAAAGGCAGTTCCTTGCCAAACCTTTTCTGTTTTTTTCTTTTCACGCTCTACAATTGCACGACTCCATGTAAACCCAGCGTCTCCACCCCATGCATCCCACATGATACGACCATTAGATGGATTGCTAGTATTATAAAAATCTTTACCTTTTTTATCTACTTCGTGACGTGAAAAAAATGAATACATTCTTTTAACAGTATCAAGAGACATAGAGGATCCATTAACTATATCTGTTGCTCTGCCCCAACCAACTGGAGTGCCAGCACCTGTTGCTTTGCCATCAGCCTTCCATTTAAGAGCACGACGTGCTGCAGACTTCATGCCATCATTGGGAGAGTATGTGTCAGCCATTTACAGTCTTTTTCTGTGATTTACTTAAATACGGACCAAGGTCTGCTTTAACAGATCCATCTTTTCTTAAACGAACAATTCTTCCATTTTTAATTTGCATTGGATTAAATGCATGATTTGAATAATAAGAAGCAGAAGATCTTTTAGCCATTACTTTGCAAATCCTTTTGGATCAAAAGAACCATCCCAAATACTTTTTGTTGTATTTTGTGAATCTGTCTTATACATTCCGCCACGACGTTTATACTCTTGCACTACCCATGAGTTAGCAACTGCAGATGGATAAACATCAAATTTATCTTTTGCTGCTTGTACAACTGTTGCATATAATTTTGGATTTGAAGGAGTTGATCCACCTCTACGTGGTTTAATTAAATCTTCATATTTAGGTTTTGCTGCTTTACCCATTTGTGCATCGTACATTGCCATTAACATTTCAGAGTCTGGTTGTGGAATTCCTGAATTATTTGAACCCATTTCAACAACTAAGTCTACAGATACTGATAATGATTCAATTTTAACTACTTCTGACATACGAACATAATAAACATATTCTTCTTCAGACCATGAACCATTTTCTTCTTCATAGCAACGAACAATAACTGGCTTATCATCTTCAGCATATTCCATTGAATATTCAGAACCAGGAAGTCCTAGAGTTCCAGGGTTTGTCATTACATATTCAACACGACCAACTTCAATTTCATCATCTTCATTAATAAACATAACAAAGTCACCTTCTGTGACCATTGATTTTTCTACTAATGTAATTGACTTACGAGCAGTACTTGCCCATATAGCACGAGCCTGTGCTGCTGCTTTAGCCTTTGTTGGATGGCATCCATGTACTGTTCCATCTGCACTTACCGTTGGATATCCATCGCATCCAGAACTACCTTTTTTGCCTGCATGGTATCCCCCTGCTGGCTTTCCTTTTCCTGCTGGCATAATAAACCTCCTAGGTTATATACTGATTATATCAGTTTTCTTTCTTAAACATAAGACGTTTAAGTTCCATAACTGACCATTGCTCATCTTTACTTAGTTTTGCCACTTCTAAGTCTATAAGAGATTTTTTTGATAAGGTTATTACTGGATCATCAGCAAGAAAGTTTATATTTATATACCCTTTTTCCCAAAGAGATAACATATCTTGATTGATTGTATTTATATGCTCTATGTATAGATCTGGCATAAGTTCTTTAATTTTTGTGGTAAATGAGTATAAGAAAGATCCGTTTGATGAATCAACCCCAACTATCTCTAATCCACCATTAAGAATCAAATAGTCCATAATCTCTTGATCTTTTGGAATCATATTTTTATCGTCAGGATTAAACATTCTTTTTAATATCTTTTTTATTAGTAATAAACTCAATTAACTTTTCCTTTGTTTGTAATCCAGTTATACGGTTAATTTCCTCACCGTTTTTTATTAGGATAAATGTTGGAACAGATTTTATTTCAAACTTTTTAGACAAAGCCATTTCAATTTCGGCATCTATAATTTGAAAAGTGTTTGGAAACATATCTTTTGACAATTCTTCAACAATTGGCCTTACTTTTTTGCATGGCTGACACCAATCTGCTGTAAAATAGAATACAGTTTTCATTTACCAGACTTTAGTCTAGCCTTTTTTAATGCGTCAAAATCTTTAATTTTTGTATCACCAAGATATCCCCAAGCATATCCATCATTAATCATTTTATTATTCACTGATTCTGATTCCCCATTAACATACACCCAGCCAAGAATGCGACCATACTTTTCTGATGAATCCATTTTTTCTGTACGAATAACTACAGACTTAGCATCCTTTAGATGCTTCTTAAGATATTCTTTAGCCTCAAGACCAAGAGCCTTTTCAGCCTTATCTGTTGTGCGAGATTCTGGTGTATCAATACCTGCAAGTCTTACACGAGATGCAAATAAAATATCAAACCCTAAATCAATAACAACGTCAATGGTATCTCCATCAACAACATTTTTTATTTCTTTAACAAAATACTCATACATTAGTAGTCCTTACCTTTCTCTTTATCCTCAATTAGTTTATCTCTTTCATCAATAATGCTAATCATAAATGACATCATTTTTTTGTACCCTTCGGCATCATCAATAATCTTATTATAGTGATGACCACAAAACATTAAGTCTCCAGAGATTCCAGTTACTTTTACTAGTGCTTCTGCTGCACACGAATCACAGCGATCAATAGCACTTAAAGTCCACTCTTTGCTTACAACTTTTTCTGCAATCATTGTATTCATAGTATACCGCTACTTTCTATTATCAGACGAATAAAATCCTGGTGCATTAAACATTACCCCAGGAGCAGACCATTGTCTTTGCATTATGTCATTACAACATGATGGTTCTCTATCTTCACCAAATTCTCTTTTGAATTCTATAGTAGAAGAACACGCATTGCATTTATAATCATATACTGGCATATTTTCTCCATTGTAATAACAATACATTAATTGTATCATTATGCTATCTTGTTTGTCAACCTTTCGTGTGTTCTTATTCTATGACAATTTGCACAAACAACTTCACACTTTTCTATTTCTTTTTTAATTGCTTTCCATGAAAATCCATCGTGAATCATTCTTGAAATATTATATTTTTTATCTCTTATGTGATCAAAATCTAATATAATATGATTTTTAATTCCACAATCAAAACAACCAGAATTTTCTTTTATTTTAGCAAGACGAAGTTTATACTCTTGCTTGTTATAATTATCTAACTCTTTGTCAGTCATTAAACATAATTATATCAGCGTGTATAAGCCCTACACAGGCATTCCAGGCACGATAGCCAGGGAATATATAGAAAGGTAACTACTCCATCCCAAGGTCCTGTGTAGGGACTATCTACATTATACTACTTGATCTTAATAGACTTAGGCTTTTTTTCTTCTGGAACAATTCTATCAATATT